CACATCCCGCACGACGACGTGGTGCTGCCCGAGGAAGTGCAAGGCATCCGCGCCTTCGGTTCGGAAACCGAAACCGAGACGGTCGCAGGCGTGGTCGCGCGCCATCTGGAGACGATGCGCAACAAGCACGCGATCACGCTGGAACACCTGCGTGTCGGCGCGCTCAAGGGCGTGATTCTCGACGCCGACGGCTCCGTGCTCTACGACCTGTTCGACGCCTTCGAGATCGCGCAGCAGACGGTGCCCTTCGAACTCGGCACCTCGACCACCAATGTCAAGGCCAAGTGCAGCACGGTGCTGGCGACCATCGAGGAAAACCTCAGGGGCGAGTTCATGAACGGCGTCCACTGCCTGTGTTCGCCGGAGTTCTTCGCTGCGCTGACCGGCCACGCCAAGGTCGAGAAGGCCTTCGAGCACTGGCAGAACGGCGCGATCCTCATCAACGACATCCGTCGCGGCTTCAGCTACGGCGGCATCACCTTCGAGGAATACCGGGGCCAGGCCACCGACGCCAGCGGCACCGCGCGCCGCTTCATCGCCGCCGGTGAAGCGCACGCCTTCCCGCTGGGCACCATCGACACCTTCGGCACCTACTTCGCGCCGGCGGATTTCAACGAGACCGTCAACACGGTCGGCCAGCCGCTGTACGCCAAGCAGGAACCGCGCAAGTTCGACCGGGGCACCGATCTGCACACGCAGTCCAACCCGCTGCCGATGTGCCACCGCCCCGGCGTGCTGGTCAAGCTGACGGTGGCGTGATGGGCCTCGTCGAACAGGTTTACGAAGCCGCCGCGAACGCGGGCCTGCTGAAGGAATGCGTTTGGCGTCCTTCGGACGGCTCCGCGCCACAGACGGCAACGGTTGGCTTCGCCGCGCCGGACGAAACCCTGCTCGAAGGCCTGACCTCGAGCACCGAGTACGTGATCTCGTATCCCGGCTCGGTGTTCGAGGGACTGGCCGCGCGCGACACGGTCGAGATCGGCGGCGCGGTGTTTCAGGTGCGCGATGTCCGGGCTGTCGGCGACGGCTCCGAAATCCGCGCTAAGCTCACCAAGCTCTGATCCGATGTCCGGCAATTCGATCCGCGAGCGGATTCTGCTCGCGGTGCTCGACGCCGTCCGCACGCCGGTAGAAACGCTCGGGGCCACGCTGCACCGCTCGCCCACGGTGGCCATCAGCCGGGAGCAATGCCCGGCGCTGGTGATGTTCCCCGAATCGGAATCGATCACCGAGCGTGCCAACGACCGCGCCACGCGGGAACTCACCGTCCGCATCGTCGCGCTGGCCCGCGCCGTTCCGCCCGCCGTCCCCGACACCGAAGCCGACCGCCTGCTCACCGCCGCCCATGCCGCCTTGCTGGCGGACGGGAATCTCGGTGGCTTGGCGCTCGGCATCCGCGAGCTGGATTGCGAATGGGAGGTCGAGGACGCCGACGCCGTAGCCATCGCGCTTCCGGCGCGCTACCGCATCACGTACCGGACGCTGGCCAATGACCTTTCAACCTCTGGATGACGCCCATGACACGACTCGTCTTGAAACGCCCCCACACGCACGCGGGCGCATCGCATGCGCGCGGCGACCGCATCGAGGTCGACGCGAGCACCGCCGACTGGCTGCTCGCGCATGACATCGCCGCACCCGAACCGTCCGCCCCGAAAGCGGACACCGAATCCAAACCCATTCCTCGCAAGGAACCCAAAGCATGAGCACCTACGCCAGTTTTCAAGGCCGTGTCTTTCTCGGCAAGCGCGACGTCGACGGCCTTCCCATCGAGGTGCGCTCGCCCGGCAACGTTGCCGAGCTGAAGCTGTCCCTCAAGACCGACGTGCTGGAGCACTACGAGAGCCAGACCGGCCAGCGTTCGCTCGACCACCGCATGGTCAAGCAGAAGTCGGCCACCGTGAACCTCACCATCGAGGAGTTCACCAAGGAGAACCTCGCCCTCGCGCTCTACGGCAATCACGTCGTCGGCACGCCAGGCACGGTCACCGCCGAACCGCTGGGCGGTGCCGCGCCGGTTCCCGGTGACCGCTACTTCCTCGCGCACCCGAAGGTGTCGTCGCTGGTCATCGTCGATTCGGCGGGCACGCCCGCGACGCTGACCTTGGGCACGCACTACACCGCCGACACCGACTTCGGTGCCGTCCAGTTTCTGGACAACACCGGCTTCACCGCACCGTTCAAGGCGAGCTACGCCTACGGCATCGCCACCGAGATCGGCATCTTCACGCAGGCGCTGCCCGAGCGTTACCTGCGGCTGGAAGGCATCAACACCGCGCAGGGCAACGCCAAGGTGCTGGTCGAGCTGTACCGCGTGGCCTTCGATCCGTTGAAGGAAATCTCCTTCATCTCGGACGAGTACAACAAGTTCGAGTTGGAAGGCTCGTTGCTGGCCGACACCACCAAGCCCTACGACGCGGTGCTCGGCCAGTTCGGCCGCATCGTGCAGCTCTGATCGGGGTGAGCCATGAGTGATCTGGACACGCTGATTCCGCAGGCCGTGGAACTCGTCATCGACGGCGAGCCGCTGGCCATCAAGCCGCTGAAGGTCGGGCAGATGCCCGGTTTCCTGCGCGCGATCTCGCCAGTGATGCAGCAGCTCACGCGCAACGAGATCGACTGGCTCGCGCTGTTCGGCGAGCGCGGCGACGACCTCTTGTCGGCCATCGCCATCGCCGTCGGCAAATCGCGCGCATGGGTCGACGAACTGGCCGCCGACGAGGCGATCCTGCTGGCAGCCAAGGTGATCGAGGTGAACGCCGATTTTTTTACCCGGACGGTGATCCCCAAGATCAACGGCCTGTTCGATCCGGTGAAGCCGTCGCCGCGCGCGACGGCGGCGGCTGGTTCGACGCCGTCCAGCACCTGATCGAGCACGGCCACCGCCTGACCGACATCCTCGACTACACGTTGGCGCAGGTGCGCGGCTTCATGACCGCCACCGCCCGCACCGACGCCGCGCGCGACGCGCGGCTGTTGTCGGTGATCGCCATCGGCACGCGCGGCGACGCGCGCCACCTCGACCAGACCCTCGACCGGCTCACCGACCGTGCGCATCTCGATCCGCATCGATAGCGCCGCCGCGCAGGCGCAACTTCGCCGCTGGGGTGGCGAGTTCCGCGACAAGGCCAAGAAGGCGGTCGCACGCGCCATCGCCAGCGAGGCGACCGAGATCAAGGACGAGGTGCGCCGCCACGTCGCGGGCCAGATGACAGTGGTGAAGAGATCCTTCCTGAAGGGCTTCACCGCCAAGGTGCTGGACAAAGACCCGGCCCGCCTGCCTGCGCTCTACGTGGGCTCGCGCATTCCGTGGTCGGGGATGCACGAGCGCGGCGGCTTGATCGCCGGTCGGATGCTGATCCCGCTGCACGGGCGGATCGGCCGCAAACGCTTCAAGGCGCAGATCGCCGAGCTGATGCGTGGCGGCAATGCCTACTTCATCAAGAACGCGAAGGGAAACATCGTCCTCATGGCCGAGAACATCAAGGAGCACGACCGGCCATTGGCGGGCTTCAAGCGCCGCTACCGCAAGGCCGAGGGCATCCAGCGCCTGAAGCGCGGCGCGGACATCCCGATTGCCGTGCTGGTGCCCAAGGTCGTGCTGCGCAAGCGCCTCGATGTCGAGCGTCTGGTCGCGGGTCGCATCCCGCGACTGGCGGCGGCGGTCGAAACGCAAATCCGCAAGGTGGACTGAACCGTGGCGAACCGCATTTCCGTGCTCGTCGCGCTCGACGGAGCCGACGAGGGGCTCAAGCGCGCCGTCGCTTCCGCCGAGCGCAGCTTGGGCGAGTTGTCGGCCACTGCCAAGACCGCTGGCGAGAAGGCCGCCGCCGGGATGGCCCAGGTGAAGGCCGGGATGTCGGCCTTCGGCGATCAGATCTCCACGGCCAAGACGCAGTTGCTCGCCTTCCTCACCATCAGCTTTGCGGCGGGCAAGGTACAGGAGATCGTGCAGGTCGCCGACGCGTGGAACATGATGACCGCGCGCCTGAAGCTCGCCACGGCGGGGCAGCGCGAGTTCACCACCGCGCAGACCGCGCTGTTCGACATCGCCCAGCGCATCGGCGTCCCAATCCAGGAGACGGCGACGCTATACGGCAAGCTCCAGCAAGCCGTGCGGATGTTGGGCGGCGAGCAGAAGGACGCGCTCACCATCACCGAGAGCATCTCGCAGGCCTTGCGCCTGTCGGGCGCGACGGCCACCGAAGCGCAGTCCGCGCTGCTGCAATTCGGGCAGGCGCTCGCCTCCGGCGTGCTGCGCGGTGAGGAATTCAATTCCGTCGTCGAAAACAGTCCACGTCTGGCGAAGGCCCTGGCCGACGGCCTGAACGTGCCCATCGGGCGGCTGCGCAAGATGGCAGAGGAAGGACGCCTCACCGCCGACGTGGTGGTCAACGCCCTGCTGGGCCAGAAGGACAAGCTCGCCGCCGAGTACGCGCAACTGCCGCAGACGGTCAGCCAGTCGTTCGAGCGCCTGAAGAATGCCTTCGGGCAATGGATCAACCGGCTCGACGAATCGACCGGCTTCACCAAGAAGCTCGCCGAGGCGATGACGTGGCTGGCGCAGAACCTCGACATGGTGATGCAGTGGCTCAAGCGCATCGCCGAGGTCAGTCTGGCCGTTCTGATCTACCGGTTGATTCCGGCGCTGATCACCGCGTGGCAAACCGCCGGTGCCGCCGCTGTCACTGCCGCCACGGCGACGTCAGCGGCATGGGCGGCCGCCAACCAGTCGGTCGCTGCGGCAGTGGCCAGCGTGGGCTTGCTCAAGGCCGCGTTCGGCGTGTTCGGTGCCTTCCTCATCGGCTGGGAGATCGGCACGTGGCTGTCCGAGAAGTTCGAGATCGTCCGCAAGGCGGGCATCTTCATGGTCGAGGTGCTGGTCAAGGCGGTCGAGCAGTTGCGCTTCCACTGGGAGGTCTTCGCCGCGGTCTTCACCTCCGACACGATTGACGCGGCGACGCAGCGCCACGCGGCGCGACTCGCCGAAATGAACCGCATCTTCGCCGAGATGTACGCCGATGCAGGCAAGGGTGCGGACGCCGCCAAGGGCGCGATGAACACCGCCGCCTCCGCCGCCGAGGAGATCGCCAAGCGGCTGGAGGCCGTGCGCCAGGGCACGCAGGAGGCGGTCGGGCGCGGCATCGAGGCGGTTCACAGCGCCTTGGAGAAGCTGAAATCCCGCCTCGGCGAGGTCGAGCAAGCCGTCGGCAAGGCGACTCAGACGGTGAACGACGCCACCGCGAAAATGGCCGAGGCCTACAAGGGCCTCTCGTCCATCGTCGAGGCGAACCTGCAGCGCCAGATCGAGGCGGTGAAGGCACGCTACCAGCAGGAACAGGCCGAACTGGAGAACTCCAAGCGGTCGCAGGCGACGCTGATCGCACAATCGACCCAGTTGCTGACCGACGCGCTGACGCAGCAGACCACGCTGCGCAAGCAGGCGACGACGGACGCACTCAAGCTCATCGACGATGAATCCAAGGCGCGGCTCGACGCGGCGCGACGTGACGGGCAGACCGAGGCCGAACGCGCGGCCAACGTACAGCGGGTCGAGAACGACATCCTCGCCACCAAGCGGCAGACGATGTCGCAGGCACTGGCCGAGTATCGCCAGCACATCGATGCGCTCAATGCCGAGGCCAACCGGCATCTGGCCGAAATCCGGCGCATCGAGGAGGAAAAGCGCCAACTGTCGATGACGACGGAGGAGCGCGTCCGCGACATCCGTCGTCAGGGCATGACGGAGTTCGAGGCGACCGAAGACCGCAAGCGGCAGATCGCCGAGTACCAGGAGAAGGCACGCGAGGCGCTGGCCAACGGCGAGTTCGAGCAGGCCCGGCAGTTGGCGCAGAAGGCGATGGATCTGGCCGCGCAGGTGGCCACCACGCAGACCAACGAGGCCAAGCGCGGCGAGGAAGCGCGCAAGCAGTCCGAACAGTCGGCCTCGCAGGTCGCCCAGCTCGAAGCGCAAGCGCGCGAGGCCTACAGCAAGCAGGAATACGCGCAGGCCGAGGCGCTGATGCAGCAGGCCCACCAGCTGCGCGCGGAACTGGCGCAGAAGGCCAAGGCCGCCGACGCGCAAATCGCCGAAGGCAAGGACGGCGTCAATCAGGCCATCCAGCGCATCCGCGCCTCGGAGGAAATCCTGAACCAGACGCTGGACGCCGAAGCCAAGGCGCACCAGAGCGCGGCGCAGGCCGCGCTGTCGGCGCGCGACCAGATCAAGAACACGCTGGCGCAAACCGAATCGCAGATCGACCAGATCACGGCCAAGCTCAAGGACGGCCTCAAAGTCACCATCGACGCCGACACCACGCGCCTCGACAAGGCGCTGGCCGATCTCGACAAGGCACTCGCCGAGAAGGAAGTGCTGATCAAGATTCAGGCCGATCTGCAGGAGGCCGAGAAGAAGCTGCAGCAGTACGAGCAGCTGCTCAAGGAAGGCAAGACGCTGCCGGTCGACGCTGACGTGTCCAAGGCCAAGGACGCGCTGGCCGCGCTCAAGACCTACGCCGACCAGCACTCGCAACTTGAGTTGAAGGTCACGACCGAGAAAGCGCAGGCCGCGATCACCAATGTCGAAACACAGATCAGGGCGCTGGATCGCGTCCAGACCGAATCGCGCCATCAGATCAGCACCAACGCCGAAGCCGCGCGCGCCGAGGTCATGAGCCTCAACGGGGCCAACACCTCGAGCACGCACACCATCTACGTGCAGAAGGTGGAGGTCAACGCCACCGGTGGCTTGGTCGGTGGCGGCGTGCGGCGCTTCGCCGACGGTGGTGCCGTGTCGCCGGCATTCCCTCGGATGAGCGGCGGCACCGTGCCCGGCTCCGGCCATCACGACTCGGTGCCGCGCACGCTCGATGCCGGTGCCTTCGTCATCCGCAAGGCGGCGGTGCGCAAGTACGGCGGCAGCACGCTCGCACGGCTGGCGAACGGTGTCGCGCGGTTCGCGTCAGGCGGCTCGGTGCTCGCGGGCAACGGTCAGTCTCAGGGCGGCGCGCCCGATCCAGATCGCAAGCCGACCGTGCCGAAGCAGAACCGCGAAGCCTTCGAGGCGATGAAGATGATCGAACTCGGCCTCAAGGGGATGGACGAGTACTGCGGCTGGCTGCAATGGAACTACGGCGCGGCGATCAGCCCGGACATGCGCTGGAACACGATGCGCAACTACAACCAGCAGGCGGCGGCGGATCGCAAGCGGCTGGAAGAGCTGATGGATCGCAAGACGCTCACCAGCAACGAGCAGCAGACGCTGCAGGGTATCAAGCAGACCTGGCGCAACGCGATGGCGCAACCGCTGCTCTGGGGCAAAGACCTCGAACGCGATCTGATCGACTACATGGAGCAGCACCAGGGCGAGTTCTTCCGGCGCGGCGGCCTGTCGAAATCCGACACCGTTCCGGCAATGCTCACGCCCGGCGAGTACGTCGTGAACAAGGCCGCCGTCGCCCGCTACGGCGCAGGCCTCTTCGAGGCGATCAATAACCTGTCCGCTCCGGCGCAGGCACTGGCCGGGCGCGCGCTCGCGGGCGTGCAGGGATTCGCCACCGGCGGCCTCGTGCAGCCCATCGGTTCGCGCGTGACGCGCCCGGTGGTCGCGGCTGACGGCGCGCCGACACGCACGGTGCGCGTGGAATTGGCCTCGGGCGAGCGCAAGGTCAACGCCACCGTCGACGCGCGCGACGAATCGCGTCTGCTGCAACTGCTGGACGCGGCACGCGCCCGCACCGCCTGAGTCTCACCCATGCAATTGAAGAACCTCGCCGACGAGGTGGCATTGCTGCTGCCCGACGACTTGCTGTGGAGCGACGAGCACGGCTGGACGCCCGCCGTGGCGTCCGCGTCCTACTTGATCACCGGCGCGCTGCTGATCCAGTCCGCGACGCGGCAGGCCGGGCGGCCGATCACTTTGGTCGGCGCGGCCGACATGGCGTGGGTCACTCGCGCGACCGTCGAGCAATTGCGCCTGTGGGCGGCGATGCCGGTGGGCAGTGCGACCGGGCGCTTCGCGCTCACGTTTGCCGACGGCCGCGCGTTCACCGTGGCCTTCCGTCACAGCGACACGCCAATCGAATGCGAGCCGGTGCTGGGCTTCCCAGCGCGCGCCGACACCGATTTCTACCGCCTGACCCTGCGATTCCTGGAGCTTTGAAATGCCGATCCAATCCGGCGACGTGAAGTTGCTGAAGTCCGCCGTGATGGCGGACGTGCCCGAGGGCGGTGGCGCGCCCACGGGCATCACGATTCCCGACGGCGTGTCCAACGCCATCTTCCCCGACATTTCCGAACTGGATCGCGCCGGCGGCCGGGTCAACTTGCGCAAGAGCTTCGTCTCGGTGCAGACCGACGATACCGACACCTACTTCGGCGCGAACGTGATCGTGGCCGAACCGCCTGTCGATCCGCGCATCAGCGTCACGCTGTTCTCGACCGAGAAGACCTTCGACACCCGCGAGGAAGCACAGCTGCGCATCGAGGCTTACCTCAACAAGGGCGCGGAATGGGCGGGCTACCTGTTCGAGAACCACATCGCGGGCCAGCGTGTGATCCAGTTGTTCCAGCGCGTCACCGATGCCATTCCCAACGTCGGCCAGACGCTGGTCTTGATCGAGAACGAGGGGTTGGCGACGCAGAAGGAGCAGTACATCCGCGCGACGTCGGTGTCGGTGGTCGAGCGCACCTTCACCTACAACACCGATCAGGACTACAAGGCCAACGTCGTCACCGTCGACATCAGCGACGCGTTGCGCTACGACTTCACCGGTTCGCCCGCGAGCCGCTCGTTCACCCGCGCCGCCAACGCCACCAAGACGCGCGACACGGTGGTGGCCGACGCCGGTACCTACGTCGGCGTGGTGCCGTTGACCCACGCCGCTACGGTCGGCGACTTCACGATCCGGGGGGCGTCGGTCTACACGCAGCTGGTGCCGAGCGCGCAGACCGAGACGCCGATTGCGTTCGTGCCGCCTTACGCGGCCGCAGGCTTGCCGGTGCCCGGGGCCGTGCCCGTGAGCTATACGGCGTACCACGCGTGGGCGACGAGCCTCAACTTCAACCTGCCGGGGGGCTGTCTGCCGGGCTCGCTGACGATGTCGACGGATGGCATCACGATCTTCGACGACTCGGGCCTGCTCAAGACCGCCAGCGGCACCCTCGGCAGCATCGACTACGCCAACGGCATCCTGACGCTCAACGCGGGCACGATGTCGAACGCGAAGGCGATCACCTACACGCCCGCCGCGCAGATTCTGCGCGCGCCGCAGAGCACCGAGATTCCGGTCACGCCGGAATCGCGCAGTCAGTCCTATGTCGGCACGGTCAACCCAGTGCCGCAACCCGGCACGCTGTCGATCAGCTACATGGCGCAGGGCCGCTGGTACGTGCTTGCCGATGGTGGCAACGGGTCGCTGAAAGGTCTCGACGCCAGCTACGGTGCGGGCACCGTCAACCGGAACACCGGCGCGTTCGTGGTGACGCTGGGCGCGCTGCCCGACGTCGGCAGTTCGCTCGTCTTCACCTGGAACGTCCCGACGCAGGAGACGCAACAGTCCTCGGCCACGCTGAAGGCAACGACGAGCCTCGCGCTGAATCCGCCTGCCGGGACGGCGGTGCAGCCGGGGTCACTCACCGTCGCGTGGGAGTTCAACGGCACCAAGACGGCCACGGCGGGATTGTCCGGCGCGCTGTCGGGCGCGGCCACGGGCAGCCTCAGCGTCGCCCAGCACCGCCTCGATTTCGCGCCGAACGTGCTGCCTGCGGTCGGCACGCTGCTCAGCGTGAGCTATGTCGCAGGCCCGAAGCAGGAGGACTCGTTCACGCACCCGTCGCGCAACGGCTCGGGACTGCTGCCGGTCACCGCGACACTCGGGGCCATCGAGCCCGGTTCGCTGGAAGTCGAATGGAACACGCTGACCGACACGGCGGTGCTGGGCGCGTACACCACCGCGCAGTTGCAGGAAATGGGCGTGCCCTTCATGTGGCGCGACCCCACGCAGATTGCGCGGGACGACGGCAACGGCACGGTGGTGCTCAATGGCACGGGCATCGGTACGGTCGATTACGCCACCGGCGCGGTCGTCTTCAACCCGGACGTGACCGTGCGCATCCCGCGCCCGAACTACACCGCGAGCGCCATCGGGGGCGGCACGGGTCGCTTTCGTCTGAACTACAGCGGCCTGTCCTACGTCGCCGCGCCGTCGCTGTATCCCAACGACGACTCCGGCTACGTGAAGCTGCGCTACAACAGCGCAGGCTCGACCAGCAACCAGACCGAAACCTTTCCGTTCCAGCCGAGCTTCAAGCTGGTACCCGGCGTCAACGCGCAGGTGGTCACGGGCACGGTGCTGCTCATGATCAGCGGCGCGCAGCCCTGGGGCGACAACGGTCAGGGCACGTTGCGCGAGTTCACTTCGAGTGGTTGGGTGTCGCGCGGCACGATCAACTACCTGTCCGGCGAGGTGACACTCACCTCGTGGACGGCGGGCGCGAACAACGCCATCACGCGCGCCAGTTGCGTCACCACGGTCGGCGAGAACATCTCCAGCGAGTACGTGTTCCGCACCGGTGCCGCGCCGCTGCGCCCGGGATCGCTGTCGATCCAGTTCGCGCGCGCCGTCGGCGGCACGCAGAACGTGACCGCCGGGATCGACGGCAGCATCGCGGCGACCGGCATCAGCGGCAGCGTCGACTACGACAGCGGTCTGGTGCGCGTGCGCTTCGGCACGAAGGTGACCGCCGCCGGGAACGAGGGCGAGCCGTGGTACGCCGCCGACGCCGTGGGCACCGACGGCAAGATCTTCCGGCCGGAGCCGGTAGCCGCATCGAGCGTGCGCTACAGCGCGGTCGCCTACAGCTACTTGCCGCTCGACGCCGATCTACTGGGCATCGACCCGGTGCGTCTGCCCAGCGACGGGCGTGTGCCGATCTTCCGCCCGGGTGGTTTCGCGGTGGTCGGCCATACCGGGAAGATCACCACCTCGGTCGTCAACAGCCAGACCATCGACTGCGCCCGCGTGCGCCTGTCGCGCGTGCGCGTGGTGGGCCACGACGGCGCGGTAATCCATACCGGCTACACGACCGATCTCGAAGCGGGCACCGTCACCTTCACGAATGTGACGGGCTACAGCCAGCCGGTGACCATCGAACACCGTGTCGAGGACATGGCCGTGGTGCGCGACGTGCAGATCAGCGGCGAGGTGAGTTTCACCCGGCCGCTGACCCACGAGTACCCGCTCGCCAGTCCCGGCGACCCGTCGTCGGGCAGCTTCGTCGCCAGCGCGCTCATCGCCGGTGATCTGTTCGCGCGCGTCAGCCTGGTCTTCGATCAGGCGACGTGGAGTGGCGCGTGGTCGGATGCGCTGTCGGGCAGTTCGGCGACCGCGACCTTCAACCACACGCAGTACCCGATCCGCGTGACCAATCGCGGCGCGCTGACCGAACGCTGGATCGTGCGCTTCACCAACAACACCTCATTCGAGGTGATCGGCGAGAACGTCGGCGTGATCGCCACGGGCAACACCAGCAACGACTGCGCGCCGAGCAACCCGGCCACCGGCGCGCCGTACTTCTCGCTGCCCGCGCTCGGCTGGGGCAACGGCTGGGCGACCGGCAACGTACTGCGCTTCAACACCATCGGCGCGCAGTTCCCGGTGTGGGTGGTGCGCACCGTCCAGCAAGGGCCGGAAACCGTGCCCGACGACCACTTCACGCTGCTGATTCGCGGCGACGTGGACACGCCTTGATCCAGCTCACAGGAATCGATCCATGACCGACCTCACCGTCAAATACTTCAACAGCGGCATGACCGGCTCGCCCCAGATCTCCAACAACTGGGGCGATCTGGTGACGATGCTCGACGCCTGCCTCGTCAACGGCTTCGCCTTGAAGGCCATCGATTCGTTGACCTTCGCCAACGGCATCGTCACCGCGACGATCACGGCCGGACACGCCTACCAGCCGTTTCAGGTGGTGCTGGTCGCCGGAGCCGATCAGCCCGAGTACAACGGCCAGTTTCGCGTGCTGGCCACCACCACGACCACCTTCACCTACGCGATCACCGGCACGCCGGTGTCGCCCGCGACCAGCGCCACGAACCTCTCCGCCAAGGTCGCGCCGCTGGGCTGGGAGAAAGCGTTCGCGGGCACGAGCAAGGCGGCCTACCGAAGCAAGAACCCGCTGTCGCCACAGAACCTGCTGCTGATCGACGACAGCCTGAAGACCCCCAACTACACGACCGGCTGGGCCAAGTGGGCCAACGTCGGCATCGTCGAAGACCTGTCGGACATCGACACCATCGTCGGTGCGCAGGCTCCCTACGATCCGAACAACCCGACGCAGAACTGGAAGCAGGTGCAGGCGAACCAGTGGGGTTGGTACAAGTGGTATCACGGACGCACCAGCGGCTACGACAACTCCGGCGACAGCGGCGTTGGCAACCGCAACTGGGTGCTGATCGGCGACGACCGTCTGTTCTTCTTGTTCTGCAGCAACGCCGCCGGGTACGGTTGGTACGGGCGCAGCTCGTATTGCTTCGGCGACATCACGAGCTTCAAGCCGGGCGACAACTACGGCACGGTGCTGTGCGCCGACGATATCTACTGGAGCAACAGCAACTCGGGCTACTCGAGCTACCCGGGCCAGTACAACGGCTATGGCCTGGTCTCGTCGTTGGACTTCGCGGGCAAGGCGCTGCTGCGCAACCACACCCAGCTCGGCAATCCCGTCCGCTTCGGCGTGACGTCCCTGAACACCAACAACGGCCAGCAGATTTGCGGCCGTGGGCCGACGCCGTTTCCGAACGGCGCGGACTACAGCTTGTGGCTGTTGCCGACCTACGTGCGGCAGGAGGACGGCCATCTGCGCGGCCTGATGCCCGGGATGCTGTGGATGCCGCAAGACCGGCCCTACAGCGACCAGACCATCGTGGACAACGTGGTCGGTCAGGCGGGCAAACGCTTCCTGCTGGTCAGGACGCAGTACAGCTCGGAAACCGAAGGCGCGCAGATCGCATTCGACATCACCGGCCCGTGGAGGTGATCGATGAGCTATCCGCTCTCGAACAGCTTCGCCACAGCTCCGGCGGCGGGCTACACCTCGGTGCTCGGCAGTATGTCCGCCAGCTACAACGGCGCGCAGCAGGCCATCGATCTCTCGGCACCGAACGCGCAGTCGATCCTGCGCTTCAACGAAGCGGCCAACGGCGACTTCTGGTTCGAGGCCGACGTCGAGTTGTTGACCGACCCGAGCGCGCGCAAACACGTCGGTCTGTGGATGACCACCGGCAACGGTTCCGAGGGCTACCGCTTCGCGCATCTGGACGGTGCGTGGGGCGTGACCCGCTGGAATAGCGGCTTCGGCGACGGTACGGCGGTGTCGGGCGGCGTCAACGAGGGCGCGAAGCCCATCGCCGGAGTGCCCGACACGGCTTCCACCTTCAATGTCGGCCAGCGTCTCATCCTGCGCTGCGAAGTCATCGTCGGCGCAATCGATGCCAACGGCGTGCCTTGGGCGCGCCTGATCCAGTTCAAGGCCGGTGGCGTGCTGATGTTCCAGATCGGCGACGCGAGTTACCGGGGCAAGCTGATTCCGGGCGTGTTCCTGTATGGGGCCACGGCGCGCGTCCACGCCATCGCGGGCGACACGCCGTCCGGCCTGCCCGCGTTTCCCGCGACGGTGAGCGTGAACGCCGCCGATGACCTGATTCCTCTGACGGGTGGCCCGACTTCGGTGCCGCCCGATCCCACCGCCGACATCGGCGTGAATGCCGACTGCGAACTGATGCGCTTGAACAGTCCTTCATCTGAACTGTGGAACCGGGGCGGCGGCTACGACCGCGTCTTGCACCCGATCCCCGCCGGTCGCCGCGACATTCACTTCGGCGGGCACGGCGTGATCGCCGGAACGGTCAAGGAAAAAGGCATTCCCGACCAGCCGCTCGTGCGGCGCGTGCTGCTCGTCAGCGAGAACACCCGACTGCTGGTCGCCGAAATGTGGAGTGATGCGAGCGGCGCGTACCGCTTCGAATACATCGATCCGGCGCAGCGCTACACCGTCATCAGCTACGACCACCCGCACATGTATCGCGCCGTGATCGCGGACAACCTTCATCCGGATGTGATGCCATGACCGTCGCCATCACCGTCGAACACAACGAGGCACGGTTGGCGGGCACGCTGGGGTTTCTGGATGTGGGCAGCAATCCGGCGCGCTTGCGCATTTATGGAGGCACGCGGCCCGCGACCCCCGCCACGACGCCGAGCAGCGCGATGCTGGTCGAGATCAGGCTGACCAAGCCTGCGGGAACGATCTCGGGCGGACTGCTCACGTTGACGCAGCAGGAGGATGGGCTGATCTCCACCACGGGCGTCGCTACGTGGGCGCGGCTGGTGAACGGCAACGAGGTCACAGCGCTCGACCTCGATTGCAGCGGCACCGACGGCAGCGGCGACGTGAAGCTCGCCAGCACCAACCTGTATCTGGGCGGCGACGCGCGGATGATGTCGGCGATTCTGGGATAAGCCGTGGCGACAGATCTGACGCTGGCCGCCACGCTGCCCGCGCCGGAGGTCGACGTCGCGTTCGGGCCGCCGCTGGTCGATCTGCTGTTCGACCGGCCCGCCGCCACCGACGCCGACTTGGTGTTCGGCGCAGGCTTCGTTCCCGCGCGCGACGACGTGACGGTACTGGCGACCCTGCCGCCGCCGGTCGTTGCGATCAAGTTCATCCCGCGCGCGGAGGTCGCGCTGCTGGCTGCGCTTCCGGCGCTGACGGTCAGCACGCTGGTGCTACGACCGAGTGTGCCGCTGACCGAAGGCGCGACGCTGCCCGGCGTGGTGTTCGCGGGGGTGGTGCACTACGACTCGCACACCCAGCGCCCCACGGTGGGTCAGACCGCGCACGCGTGGCAGGTAGCGCGGCAAACCGAAGACGGCGCGACACAGCGCCAACAGGACGCGCGTGCGACGCCGACGGGTTGGGAGGCGCGCTGGCAGCACGGTGCGGTGTCGCCACAGGGCATCGAGCATCGGCTGCCGCCGGTGTTGGTGGCCGCCGTCGAGCAGCGCGGCGCGCGTCACCAGGACGCGACCCGCCTGCGGGACGCGACGCGGTTCGCGCATCAGCGCGGCACACATTTCGAACTGGCGCGCCGAGGCCTGTTCCAGAACGCGAGCCTGCTGAGCAACGCCACGCGCTTCCGGCATCAGAACGGCGACCGCAGCAAGCGCGCGAGTCGAGCGGCCGTGTGGCAAAGCGCACATCGCGTCACGCGCGGCCAGGCTTCGGATTTCCAGAGTGCGCGACAGCAGATTCATGGCTGGCGTGGCCACTATCAAGAGGCGACGCCACCGCCGCCGGGGATCAGCCGGTGGGTGATTCACGAGCCACCCGCGCCACAGCCTTGCTACACGCCGAGCGCGCACCTGCTGTTCGCCGCGCTGGCACCGGCGGACGGCCATCTGCTGTTCGTCTGCGAAAACCACATCGCGCCGTCTCCCGATGGGGAGCCGGTGATCGTTCCCGTCCGGAGGGTGTATTTCGTGATCAATGACGTGACCTTGCACCGTGTGCCCGATGGCACGCCGGTGCCGGTGTTCAGCCTCTCGCTGTCGCTCGATGCCGCATCGTGGACGTGGGGTTTCGAGGCGACGCTACCGGCGAAGGCCGAATCCTTGGTCGCACCCGGCAGCGCATCTGGGCCGGTCGAACTCGCGGCCGGCGTCAACGGCACCACGTTCCGCGTGTTCGCCGAGAACATCAGCCGCGAGCGCAGCTTCGGCGACGCCAGCATTCGCATTTCCGGCCGTGGACGCAACGCGATGCTGGCCGCGCCCTATGCACCGGTGATGACCTTCTCGAATGCCGAGGGCCGCACCGCGCGGCAGTTGATGGACGACGTGCTCACGCTCAATGGCATCCCGCTGGGCTGGAACATCGATTGGGGCCTGACGGACTGGAACGTCCCCGCCGGAGCGTTCGCCCAACAGGGAACGTGGATCGAGGCGCTGACCGTCATCGCCGCTGCCGCCGGTGGCTACCTGCTGCCGCACCCGTCCGACCAGAGCATCCGGGTGCGCCATCGCTACCCGGCGGCACCGTGGGAATGGAACACGGTCACTCCCGACTTCGTACTGCCCGTCGATGCGGTCGCGCGCGAGTCGCTGCGCTGGCTGGAAAAGCCTGCGTACAACCGCGTGTTCGTTTCCGGGCAGGACGTCGGCGTGCTCGGCCAGGTCACGCGTGCCGGAACGGCGGGCGATGTGTTGGCACCGATGGTCGTCGATCCGCTGATCACCGAGGCGGCGGCCGCACGCCAGCGCGGCATCGCCGTCCTCGCCGACACCGGCCACCAGATCGAGGTCAGCCTGCGGCTTCCGGTGCTCGCCGAGACCGGGATCATCCAGCCTGGCGCGTTCGTCGAGTATCAGGATGGCAGCGTCACGCGGCTGGGCCTCGTGCGCGCCACGCACGTCGAGGCCGGGATGCCCGAGGTCTGGCAGACGTTGGGGGTGCAGGGCTATGCATAACCTCTACGAACAATTCCGCCAGCTGATGCCCGAGCCGCCACTGCAGGCAGGCACCGTGGTCGGCGTCGGTTCCGGCGTGGTCACCGTCGCACTGCCCGGCGGCGGCCTGCTCAAGGCGCGCGGCACCGCGAACGTCGGCCAGAAAGTCTTCGTCCGCGACGACGCCGTCGAGGGCATCGCACCCAGCCTGACGCTGGAGATCATCGAAATCTAGACTGCCACCCACTCACCGTTTCAACCCTGAAGCCCGCCTCGATGCTCGCGCATCGGGCGGGTTTCGCATTTCTGGAGAAGCCAATGACCGAAGAAGCCAAACCCGCCCTCGTGGAAAACATGCTGCTCTTGCGCCGCGAGGATTTCGAGGAACTGCTCGACCGCGCCGCCGAACGCGGAGCCGAGCGCTGCCTCGCCCATCTCGGGCTGGAAAACGGCAGCGCCGCCCGCGACATCCGCGAACTGCGCGACCTGCTCGATGCGTGGCGCGCGGCACGCCACACCGCGTGGCAGACCTTCGTGAAGGTGCTGACCACCGGCCTGCTGGCGGCGCTGCTCGTGGGCGCGGCCATCAAACTCAAACTGATGGGAGGTGCCCAATGATCGAGACCTTGCTCGGCGGCCTCCTCGGAGGAGCCTTCCGCCTCGCGCCCGAAATCCTCAAGTGGGTCGACCGCAAGGGCGAGCGCGGCCACGAACTGGCGATGCAGGACAAGGCGCTGGAGTTCGAGAAGCTGCGCGGCGCGCAGAAGATGGCCGAGATCGGCGCGAGCGCCGATGCGGCGTGGAACACCGGGGCCATCGATGCGCTGAAGGAAGCCGTCGCCGCGCAGAGCCGACCGTCCGGCGTGAAGTGGGCGGACGCGCTGTCGATCAGCGTGCGGCCCGTCATCACCTACTGGTTCATGGCGCTGTACTGCGCGGCCAAGACGGCGGCATTCGCGGCCGCCCTGAACGCGGACGCGAGCTGGGGCGACGCCATCCTGCACGCCTGGACGGAAGCCGATCAGGCGCTGTGGGCCGGAGTGCTCAACTTCTGGTTCCTCGGACGCGTGTTCGAACGGGTGCGGCAGTGATGGTCGTGCCGCAGACTGCCATCGATCTGGCCAAGCGGTTCGAGGGCTTCCACCGCGTGCCGAAGGCTGACCCCGGCCGAGCGCATCCGTACCTCTGCCCGGCGGGGTTCTGGACGATTGGCTATGGCCACCTCTGCGATCCTGCGCATCCGCCGATCACCGAGGCCAATGCGGAAGCCTATCTGGCCCGCGACCTGAACACGGCGCTGGCTGCGACGCTGCGCTGCTGCCCGGTGCTGGCGACCGAGCCGGAAGGGCGGCTGGCGGCCATCGTGGATTTCACGTTCAACCTCGGCGGAGGGCGGTTGCAGACCTCGACCCTGCGGCGTCGCGTGAACCAGCGCGACTGGGCCGCCGCCGCGACGGAACTTCGGCGCTGGGTGCATGGCGGCGGGCGTGTGTTGCTGGGGTTGGTGGGCCGCCGCGAAGCCGAAATCACACTGCTGTGATGACGAAAAACAGTGCCCCGGAGGGGTGCCCGTCAGGGGTCACCTCCGGTAAAATCAAACCTGTAGAGGGACAAGAAAAATGACTGTTTTCACCATCGGCTATGAAGGACTGGACATCGACGATTTCATGTCGCTGCTCACCGAGCACGGCATCGAAACCGTCGTGGACATCCGCGAGCTGCCGCTGTCCCGCAAACCAGGCTTCTCGAAGAAGGCGCTGGCCAACGTGCTAAACCTCTCCGGCCTCGAATACGTCCACATGGTCGGACTGGGCTGCCCGAGGCCGGTGCGCGACGGCTACCGCGAGGACGGCGACTGGAAGCGGTACACCACGGGCTTCCTCAAGTACCTGAAGACGCAAAAGGACGCCATCGCCGAACTGGCCGAACTGGCGGAGTCCTCGACCTGTGCGCTGCTCTGCTATGAGGCTGATTTCAACTTTTGCCACCGCTCGATGGTGGCCGATGCGGTGAACAAGCACTGCGGCGCGGACATCGAGCACATTCCGGTCAAAGCAGCGTCATCTGCCGGTCGTCGGTTGGCTTTCGCTTAGGCGGGTAGATCAGGCTGACGATCAGCCACTGGTCTTGGAACCGGTGCTGATTGCCCATCAGGAACATCAGTTCCTTGTTGCCGAGGTCTTCCTCCAGCTTGGCGCGGAACGGCTTCTCCCAATCCACGCCGTGCCGCTGGCGGCAGTTCCAGAACAGCGCGCCTGCCTCCCAATCGACGATCTTGTGCTTGTGCTCCTTCTCGCCGTCCGGCGTGTCGCACACGTATCGGTAGTGGAAGTCGAACGGCACCTTGCGGAGCTGCTTCACCTGCTTGCGCTCCTCCACCTCCGAGAACAAGTTGCCCTGCATCTGCTCCTGTAGCAGCTTCTCCCGCTCCTCGTCCGTCCAGTCCGGGTTGCGTGCCTTGGTGATGTCCAGGCCCAGCAGCCGCTTGGGGCGCAGCAACGCAAGCGACAAGCCATCGGCAAGGCGCGCGGCATCGATGGCGTCGAAGCTCGTGAACGACGGCATCTTGTCCAGCCACTCCCAACGGCTGCCCCACGCCTTCTTGGTGTCGATCACATCGCCGCAGTTGATGGTATCGACGTAGACCTTGTGGCTTTCGGGCCGGTGATCCTTGTTGGCCTTCTCGACGCGCACGTCGATCCACTGCCACTTCTTGAACTGCTGGCCGTCCTCGACCATCCGGAATGGCACCGGGAACAGACGGCGCATCGCGCCGCTCTGGGCGATGCCCGCGACGCAGGAGGTTTCGACGAATTGCGCGCTGGGCGACGGGTAGGTCTTCGCCAGTATCAGGATTCGTTCGACTCGCCCCAAAGCCATTCGCGCCCCTCCGTGATCTCCGACGGTGTCCCTTTAGACGTCAACGGACGATGTCTTCCATACGTCCTGAACCAAGGCTATCAGCAACCCGTGGCGATCCTCGATGGTCTTTGCGTTCCATGCGGGAAACGCTCTCAGCTTCTCGTTGATTCGGGAAATCGAGGTGTTCTGACCGACGTTGGTCAGCTCAACCAAGCTGCGGGTCAGATAGTTGCCGCTCTTCCGGTACTCAGCCTGCTTCGTCGCGTAGAAATCGTTGCCCGCGACGATGTTGATGGGCTTCTCCAACAAGGTCAGGTTGCCGAGACGGTTCTTGTAGTCGTCGTAACCGGCACCCGGATTCTCCGCGGCCCACTTGCCGCGCAGTTCATCTTTCGGGTTGTCGGGCAGGATGTGTTCGATTTCCAGCTTCGAGAACGGCTCCAGGCTGCCCGGCGTCTTCAACCCGCTGAACGCCATCTCGACATGCTGAGTCAGTCGCGCCAGCAGATACCGTGTCCGGTACTGCTGCATCGAATACAGCGTGAAGCGCCGGAGCGCATCGACCAGTTCCTGCGACTTCCCTGTCATGTTCTTTTCGAAGCGGTCGGCGATGAACGCGTTGAGCTGCACCTTTTGCTTCACCGGGTCGGAGGCCGCGGCAATCGTGCGCAGCTCATCGGCCCATTGGGAGAAGCTGCGCTCCAGATCTTTGGTCGGCGTCTTGGTGAAGATGTAGTAGAAGAGAAAGCTCTCCAGCTGCGCCACGAAGTGGTCGAACAGCGGTTTCGGGAAATTGGCTGCCGCCAATAGCAGGACGTAGTGCAGGCTGAAGGCACCGCCCGCCAGCCGCTTGAGGCTGTCCATCGCAAGGCTGGGCTTGCCGTCGTTGCCCAACCCGTTCGAGAACGCGAGATAGTGCTCGACGTTCCGGATGACCTTCCTGACGAACTCGAAGGGCTTGTTGGCGTAATCGCACAGCGCCGCGTTGTCCTTGTCCACGAACCAGTCGTAGATTTCGTCCTCGCGCACCACCGCGTCGCCGCGCTCGTTCTTGATGACGTAGTTCGCCATCAGGAAGTAGCGCAGAAAGCGCAACGGCTTTTCCTTCTCCTTCTCCAGCGGCTTGGTGATCTTCTTCCATTCGTCCTTGAGCTGCGTGAACTGCGCCTGCTTCACCTGCGTGAACAGCAGGTTCTTGAGCAAGTCCATCGGGTTGAGGCCGACGCCGCGCTCGTTGATGGTCTCGAAGATTTTCAGGGCGCTGCTCACATCCGTGGAGATCTGGATGAACACCACGTTGTTCGCCAGATAGCCCCAATACTTCTTCAGCTTGGGCGCATCGTCGTAGTTGTCCTTGAGATAGCGATACAGCGTGCTGTAGGCGTTGACCAGATTCTCCAGCGACCCGAAGCTGGGAATGCCTGACGATTGAATCCCCACGCGAACGGCTTGAGGGTCGGCATCGAGTTCCACCAGCTTGGTGATGACCTCGCCCGCATTTTCGTAGCGCGGCTCCAGCTTCAGGCTGGTACGCGTTTCCCCGTCACCGTCCGTGTAACTGGTCGAGATCAGGCCGCTGACAGTCTGCCGCTGCGGCTCGCCCTGAAACAGGTGCTTCAAGGCGCAGAGCAGCAGAAAGAACGTGGTCAATCGCTGCTGGCCATCGATGACCTCGTAATGGTTCTTCTGGTCGGTGGGCGACACGAGCACAGTGCCGATGAAGTATTCCCGCGTAGTCCCCGCATCGATCTGCTCGCCGATGTCTTCGAGCAGCTGATGCACTTCCTTGTCCGTCCAGACGTACTCGCGCTGGTAGTCCGGCACGATGTAGAAGCATTCCCTGAAGGCTTCTTCGATGCTGTATTTGTGGTTTTCGATGCGGGCCAT